TTGGTAGCTCCGTGGCCTCTTGTACCCGGTAAGCTGCGCCCTCACCACCTGGTTAACGCCATACGTCCTCAATGCCTGCTGGTCTTCAGGGGACATGACGGCCAGGGTCTTGTGACCGGGTTGGATCTGGAGGGGAATGTTAATCATGATGCTCCATGCGTTGCCTACGCTTTTTTTCTATCTCCAGAATATCAATGAAGTCGTTCCGCAATCGGTTCGCATGACAATCTATACAAACTTTCTTTCTCTTTGATGGGTATTCATTTCTATCTGGAACCGTTGCTTCTTTTTCTCCACAAATAATACACTTCATGTTACACCTCCCTATCGGATTGTGCCTTCATGTAGTTTGCAAAATCAGTCATCATTACACCCACGGTTGGAGGGGAATATTAATCATCTTTGAATTTACTTGGCCCTGGTATGTCGTCCAAAACCCATTCCAATGCTGCTACCCACCCACGGACATAATCTCCAGCGCATTCGTAAAGGACAGATCGACATGATAAATCAATTTTATTGTCTTCCAGGGTCTCTTTTATTTTTTGTTCACTTTGCATATTACACCTCAATATATTGTTTTGTGCGCTCCAAGTTTAGTCCGGCTTCAACCATTTTTTCGCTATCCAGGATTTGAACCTGATACACAGGCTACTGTACACTTTCGGGGCATGACTCCCTATCTTATACGGAACACCCATGCGTCCTGCCAAGTTAGACGAAATAACGGGAGCGCACAAAATTACACCTCCGGCGGGAACTCAGCCTATGCCAGTTCCCTTAATTTCCTTTCAACCTCGTTTAATCGCCCACAGAACCCGTCAAGCTCTACCTTCAGGGCCGCACAAAACTTGTCATCCCTGCTGATCTTTAAAAGCAGCGGGGGAAGGCCTGGGTAATAAGAGAGAAAAAACCAATGGGAGAACCCAGTTATTAACATACTCCCCTGGACCTGTGGAACATATACTCCTGGCAGTCCCCCATCCAACAGGTATCCAACATGGGTGCTCATGTTAGGGCACTTTATTTCAAGACCTGCGTGATCTAAAAGTCCATCAGGGGAACAGCCATACCGCTTATCATCTGAATAAATAAAGGCAACCTGTTTAACCTCTACATCCTGTACCATCTCGAATAGTGTCCGGGCTTCGGCCTCCATAATAAGACCGCGCTCCATCGCCGCACTCTGATATGTTTCCGCTTTGGTTCCTGTGATCCGCTCGCCGGCAAGAGTGTAAAGATACTTTTCCTGTTGGGAAGAGGGTTTCATGGTCTTTGGTGTCAGGATCATATCAAAGCAGCTCGACGTCGGGATGCCCGATCGGGCCGCCCACCAACCTTCAGAGTATTGTTCTATATCGTCTATAATAATCATGTTACCCCCAGGATGGGCAGCCTGTTCTGCTCGTGCAGGTTTCGCAAACTTTCACATCAACATCCTTACCATCTCTCTCCGGACAAGGTATAGTTTTTAATTTACCCTTGGCAACCTTCAGGGCTCCCATCGCCTTACCGTATTCCTTTGCCGGGATATGTTCCACTTCGTCAATGCCCATATAGGCAAGGAATTTCGTCTTGTCCACGTTCTTTTCGTTGATGATCTTTCCGATATCCGCAACTTGCTTCTCGGTTATGTACTCAACTGGGTTTATTCCATCATCATCCATATCGGCTGTTGCAAGACCGGTTATGGCAAGAAGTGTGTACCTTTCAAGGTAGCTAATTGTTGATCCAATAGCCTGGATTGAGTTCTTGCTTCCAGAGGTATCAGCCCCAGCAGTCAAGGATGTGCTTTCAGAGTGACCTAACTTGTGGGTGATGGTACAGGTAACGGTGATCCCCTTCTCTGTCTGGACCGTGACCCAGGCTGCTGATAAACCATATTTTCCTAATCCGGTGTTAATCTTTTTGGTCACGTTGGCAAGCGAGGCATGGGTGTATTCTACAGTCTTGCCACCTGCTTCATATCTTACTGTACGATCCTTCTCAATTTCAGGTGGATTGGCCTTGAACTGACTCATGGCATCGGTGTAGGCTTTCTTGGCTTCGTTGGCCTCCCACCGTTCCTGAAGCACCAGCATTTGTTCCAGCTTATTCAAGTCCATTCCCTTATTCATTGCAAGTGCCATCATGTCAGCCGGGGAATGGCCGGCAACTGCAAGCGTGGAATCGGGCTCAAAGTTCGGTCTCCTATCTATTGTCTTGACTTCGTATGGTCTTTGTTCTTCAGTCATTTTGTATATCCTCCGCTTTGGTAATTGCTTCGTCTATAAGTGTACCCACATTTGATTCAAACCAGCTTGCAAGATCACAGATGGATTGATCGTTAAAAACCGGGGTTACAATTTGACCATGGGATTGAACCCATATTTCAAACTTTTCCTTGTCAGGCCTTCGGGCTTCTTTTTTCGCTTTCTTCTCAGCTTCCCGGCGCTCTTTTTCTTCTTTCTCTTTGGCCTTACGTTCAACCGCTTCCTTGGCATCCTTATCTGCCTGTATTTTGGCTTCTTCTTTTGCCTTGCGCTCAAATTCTGTCCGGTCAATCCGCTCCTGCTCTTCTCTCTTTTCCCGTTCAATACGGTCCTTCTCTTCCTGGAGTTTGCGCTTCTCGATTTCGATGGCCTCCTGTTCCGCCTTAATCTTTGCGGTAGCGACTTCCTGTTCCTTACGGATTTTCTCAAGTCGTTCAGCCTCGGCTTTAGCGGCTGCCTGTTCTTGCTCGAATTTCTCCCTGGCCTGTTTCATCTGGAACAAAATATTACTCGCTTCTATCTTTGCGGCCTGGGCCTCATCTGCAAACTCCTGAAAGGTTTCATCGTCAATGAGCACAGTTATAAGCTCGGTCATCAGTTCTTCAATCCGGGCTGCTGGCATGGTTTGGGGGATGTTGGAGAACCCACGAATAGCGTCAATCTTCTCCCTGATATTTTGTACCCGAACCTCTTCCTTCCTAATCTTCTCCTGCTTAATAGCCTCGATCCGGTCGTCTTCAGCTTGCCTTGCGGACTTCAGGCTGCTCTCAATCGGTTCAATGAGCCCGTGGACACGCCGTTTCTCTGCGTCGTAATGTTTCCCGGCCTTAAGTATCCACGCCTTGTTTGTCTTGTGCCACTCGTCACAGGCCAACCGGATATCCCTGCATTCCCTGAGACCACTCATGACCATGGCATAGGCCGCTTTGTCATCGGGCAATATCGTTATGTCTGAATATTTGGTTTGTAACGCGGTAATAGTCGCTTCTTCAATGTCATACGGAACTAATTGTGTTTCCATTATTCTCCTCCCATAGGCAGGTCCATCTGTTCCTCTCATTAATCCCAACCAAGTGATTTTGACGCCGATACGTGATTATCATTCCCGCCAGGCTGACTCCTGAGTTCTGACATTCGTTCTCCCCAGTATTTCCCCGTTTCTCCTTGGAACCATAGATCGCCAACCGTAGCGAATCTCCAGTGGCTTAAAAGGCTTCTATAAGATAGGGCGTCAATGTGAGCTTTGTTTTCTGGTGTTAAATCCATCAATCCCTCCTTTCATATCTCAACCGCAGCCATTGACCATCCCCACGGTTGACATACAGCCTTTCCCCGACCATCTTGTAATCATAGCGCGGACCCATCTTATGAATAGCCCGTTCAATTTCGTCCGCGCAGACTTTCCCGACGAAAGCAGGTTCATCCCCGATTGCATCCCCTATGGCTTTAAAGTGCCAGAAGTATCCGAAGCCGATAAATATCAGGGACAAAGCGAACCAAAGCATATATTTGTTAAGGTTAGTCATGGCCTACCTCCTTCCGTTCAGGGATTCCCATACATTTCCCCCCAAGTTTATGCGCGTTGGCCCTTTGCAACATGGGCCAGAAGGTTATTTGTTTCCTCGACCATATCCAGGGCCGCTTCAGCTTCATGCAACGACGATCCAAAGATGCTCCGGCAAATGGGCCTCCACCTGTCCATTACAGTTGCGGTCTCAGGGGAAAACGTGTTCTGGTCTTCCCCATAGAGTCGAAGGGCCATAGTTATGCAGTCACTTCTCAACTGTTGGACCTTCACCAGAAAATCATCCAGTGTCGCTTTCATTTTCATTTCTTCATCTTTTGTCATATTACGCTCCTATTGACCATCCGCACTCGGTGCATTCCCATCGTCCTGATACCTTACCTGTCTGCTGATACCACGATGATTCAGGTCCGTCCGTTTCGATCCATTCAAATTGTGTTTTCCGTTTACATACTGGGCAATAATCAATTCCGACTTCTGTGGGTTGCGGCATGTTACCTCCTTATGGCAGGGTTGGCGAGCTCATGTCGGACCCGCCACCTGGACCTACCAGGCCCCTGCCATTGTTAGAGGTTATTGGATTTGTGTGCAAGATGAAGTAGGATTCTTTCCAACAGGATATAATCCGGTCGGTGTACCCTATCGATATCGTACACTATCGATTGGATCAGAAGCACCTTAGACATCCCAACTTGCCCCACGTTACCCTCCATCCTGCACGGTTAAAAGGTTATTGGTTTGATCCTGGCAGGCAGGATTTTCACCAGCACGGTAAGCCATCATTATATTCGCTCCCTCCTGTAGCCCAAGAGTCTGGGGGTCGTATATTAGGGCCTTATCACCCTACGCTTTCAGTAATTAGCCTACTTGCGATTTTTGCGCTCGGAGACTTTGGAGCGCAGGTGCATTACCGCTGCACCGCTGCCAGGGTATAAGAGTTAGGCTGTAAGTTGACAGGCCAACGTGATTTATCATCCTCTCCCGCTTGTCTCTTGGCCCGTTGTCTATCGCTATATGTGCGCAGGGATCGTTGGGGCCTTTGGTTTGCGGGCATCCAACCCCCGCCCCGCCGATCTGCTCTCAGAGGCGCAATGCCAGGAGCAGGTTGTCGAATGGGCAGGTGGTAGGATGTTGAGGCATATTATATTTTTGTTTCTAACTTGTCAACACTTATAATATCGTTCATAAAAATAAATAACGTTTATTAAACTAAATTCAATTCACAAAAGAAACAGATTGACAATGTGAAAACGATTTTTGTAAAATATACTCTATGAAAATATCAGACTACATTAAACAAGAGGGTATCTCTCAAGCAGAGTTTGCCCGCAGGATTGGTGTTGATCGGTCAACCGTCACTCTATGGATTCAGGGATTGCGGAGACCGGCCTCGGATATGGCATTGCATATTGAACAGGTCACGGATGGGTCCATACATCATGACGAATTGTTGTATCCAAAAATAGGGAATGGGCAGAGAGACAACAACAAGAAGATGATTTCCATTGAATTATTAGATGACGATGTATAACCAGCCGTTTACACCGGATGCGCTACGCTTACCGGTGAAACGCACGTTATGAATAAAATGATCCACTTAACAACCATCCTAAAGCTCACCATTTCCATATGGATTATCCCGGTGCTGATCCTGGATTTCGTGCTGACGGCGGTGGATGATTTGAGGATGATACGGGGGGAGGTAAAGAAATGCGAATAAGCGATGATGTAGCGGACGTGTTAGGCAATTCACGGGTTGAGGGTGACAGACTATACCTACCACCCACGCACCTCGAAAGACAGCTATA